AGAAAGTTCTGCGGGATTTGTTTCGTCCGCAAAAGAAACTTGTAAATATTCTTTTTCGTTTACCCTTACTATTATGGGAGCTCCCTGTCTTGCAACTGAATTTAATATAATTTCAGATTTATTGTAAAAGCTTTGAGAATTCTGATCTGCGTAAAGATAGTATGGAGTACCGTTTTGATATATGTGTCCACTCTCTATTGTTGGATGAATTTTTTCATTTCCAACGCTAGAAACAATAGCGTATATTTTTATTCCCTTTGATATGTATTCTTCTAAAATCGGATCATAGTAGTTAAGCAGTCCGTACGGCGTTGCATCGTTTGTGCCAACCGCCGCATCAAGATAATTGGCTTGCAGATTAGAAGAAGAATCTAAAATATTATTATTTAATGTTTCGAATATGGGAGATACATAATCAACGTCAACAAATATGTCATCATTTTCATTAATTGCTTTGAGCGCATAAATCAGTATGTCTGAAGAATCAACTCCTTGATTAAAGCCAAAATCATATCTTCTAAAATCAAAACAACCAATTAGGCTACTGATAGTATTATTTTGTAGGTCATAATTAACCGTAGCTGAGGAAGAGACTATGCCATTATCTGATATTGAAAACTCGATTTGCTGAGTGTAGTCCGCATCAAAATTAATCCAAGTAGAATAATCGAATGGATAAAAAATGCTGGGCGTTGCAGAAACGGCTAGTAAATTTGGTGTGGCATGGTAGGGAAATTTGACATCAATAAATCGATAATTAGCGGTTGACGAATTGGTTGTATCAATATAGTGATCGTGTAAATGTGGTGTAGAAAAGTTTGGACTTATAAAATGAAATCTAATATTATCTTGTGATGACAAAAGATATTTTTTTCCATCATTTTTGTTTAATGATATTCCGCCATAACCCTGATAGGGGCTAGATGATGTATCTATATCATATGAATCTTCAACAACATTTTCTATATGAACATAAAGCGGAGTTGCTCCGTTTGGAAGAAGAAAGTGTTTAATTAAATCAAAAGGTTTAATCACAAGGTCTGACTTTTTACTTATGTCATTAGAAATATTAACTTTATTTCCAAACCTATCCGATCTTATCTTGGGGGTATTAACTATTCTTGTTTTTGGGGCGTCATTAATGTTGGAGATAATTTTTAATTTTGTTGCATAAACAGAATCGTTTATTTGATTTGAAGTTTTTGAAATAGATGTAGAATTCTGTTGGGCGAAGGTGCTGGGAACTGAATCTAGGAAACCTATTTTGCCATAATTTCCTGTAGTTCCTGTAGAATTTTTAGCTGAAATAAAATCAATTTGCATTGATTTTACTGCAAACAACGGTATTTCTGTAAGTGCGTATGATTCCGTCGCGTTTGCTGCAAGGGTGTTTGAATATGGCGTTCCTGCAGAATCGTAGTATATAGATTCTCCACTTGTAAATCCGGAAGGATTAAACACATTTTTAGACACATATTCGTTTATCGTTGCGTCGTATTCGTTTTTTACAAAAGATTCATATCTAGCGGTATATACAGAATTGTTTTGCACATCGCCGTGCAGGCTCAACTTAAGTTTTATATCGTAAGAAATTGTTGCTGTATCATTATCAATGTAGTTTTCACGATAAGAAACATATGTATCATAAACGATGTCTATGGGTTCATGAGCCTTATCTATTCCAGTTTTAATTAAACCGTAAGCTTTTAGTCCAATTGAATGGTTTTGTGTTCCAAAATCTAATTTTTCCAACTTAATCTTTATATCATTAAGATCTCCAATGCCCTGCTGATATTCCTCAATGTAATAGTCGCTTGTGGCGCTATCTGTTATGTGCGGTATTTGAGAAAATCCTTCAGCTCTTTTACCGGCGGGATCCCAGTAGGAATCATTCCATTTTATATAACCAAGGTTAGACGGATATCGGCTGTTAATATATTCTACAAAATCTCTAAACTCTTGTGTCGGAATTCTATCGTAACCAAAATATTTAATATCTTTTTCTATATCAGATATTTCTAAAATCTCTGGAGTAGCACCGAGATAATCAGAATTTGGAGTAGAATCAAATGCTCTCCAGATATCCAATTCTCTTCTAAGAGTTTTCTTAAGACCCTCTGCGTTAATTGCAGGGGGATTTTGATACACGTCAAGTATTCTTAATCTAAAGTTTGCATTTGATTCCAGATATAATCTCTGTAAGCCTACCTTTAAACCAAATTCGTCAAAACTATTTAGGTTTTGTGTAACTTCTGCTTTATACGAGGTATCATCTACTTTTAGATTGATTATTTTTTTTAATGTATATAATTGAGAAGTTAGGAAATTGTAGTAAAAAACCCAATCGGTATCTTTTTGCTCCAGAAGTTCCCTCATAGAAGAAACTCTAGCCAATTCTACGTTATCACCTAATACTTTAACAAATCCTGGTTTAACTGCACTATAAACATACAGCCATGCTGGTTGTTTTTGATCCGATAATCCAATGAACGAATCAAGTTCTATTCTAGATATCATGACGTCAACGTCGTCAAAATCCTCTCCGATAATTGCGTTAACTAACCTACCGGCATTTGTTCTTGGAAGTGCTGTTTCTGGAATTACTCTCTCGGTAGAATCTCCATAAATTTTTGTCCATGATGGAAACCTGGACAAAATACTCCTTGCATGATCGGTAATATAAGGGCTTATTATTTCGCTTATTTCTATTTGGACCAATAATAAAAAGTTACAATTAGAAATATCCGACTCGGCGTCGATTTCTACTACAAATTTACAGTATCTCGAAACATTTTGTAAAAACAATACCGTTGTTTCTTGACCCGTATTTGCTAATTGTTGCCATTCAGATTCTGCTGGTAAACTTTTGTTTGATGAAAAGATTTTTAAGTTTATGCTTGGTATTTCTAAACCGGGAAGATTTGAAAATGCATGCTTATAGCCAAGTATGTCTACCCTTGATGTTGTATCGACAAACCTTTGGAATGGAGCTAAATTTAAATCGGGAGAGAGGATCCAGTAGGGAGAAGCTTGTTGTAAATTGAAGACAATAGCAGAATCGATTGTTTGATCAGAATCAAATAGTGAAAAAATACCGTTGTGATTTATCTAAAATTATTTCACCAAGAGTTGTCGGTGTAGAATCTTGTGATATAGTAGATTGTTGATTCTGATTTTCCAAAGCTCCTACGAGAGTATAGTCCCCTAAAATATTTTCTCCCGCGGACGACCTGTAGGTGGAATAGTTTATGTAAAATTTATTTGCATAAAGATCTATTGTGTTGGATGTCCAGACATTATTGTCTATGCTAAAATCAGATTTGTTTAAAGCAAGAAAATAAGTCTTCATTTACTATCCCAATTAAATTGAGTCTAACCAAATTGAATACTCGGAAGTAACACCATTTTCAGGATGAATAAACATAAGGTGCTGGGAAGGTCTACTCATTGAGCTAAAATACTCTTGTGCATAGGTGTTATAACTTTCCGGAGATCCAGAAATTCTTAAAATAGAACTCCCTATAGTCATTTTTGTCTGCTGATGGTAATGCCCCATAAAAACATCTTGAAATTCTTCTGGAATTGCACCGTCTTTCCAAGACAAAACCTTTCTACTATATGCGGTTACGGAGCTTGGTGATGGCAATTGATCCCCGTGAATAAGCAGGGTGCAATAGTTCCCAATTCGATCTATGGCATACCAGTGTCTTTCTCCGCGACCATCGGGTATATTAAACTTTATTCTATTATTTTCAGAATAAATTAGACTTAATATTTTATACAAAAGTCTATCCATGTTTGATTCGGGATCATACATTTTTCTGTTTCTACCGCCAACAGAACCGTGATTTCCTATAATTCCAGTGACATATACATTTTGAAAGTTTTCCAAAGCCGCATTAAAAAATCCTGATAAAATTTCAGGACCGTTTATTCCCACTTGTCTGTATATTCCAGAATCAATCAGGTGACTTTGGCCGGGAAATATCTCCTCACCTTCAACTATATCTCCAAGCAGCCACACGTGCAAATCATCTACCGGATGATCTGCTCTTTGAACTTCAGCTATCTCTATCATTTTTTCGGTATATAATTCTATTCTTTTTGCCAAGACCTGAGAGTTGTAGTCTGGGGTGACTTTACCTAATTGCCAATCGGAAAAAACAGCTACGGCTGTTTCCGGTGTTCCTTTTCCTGATTTTCTTGGAGTTTTTCTTTGTATAGATGGAAGTTTAAAGTTTGCAAATGCGTCATAGGCTGCTCTATATATTGTTTGAGAAGCTTCCTCGCTAATATTCTTATGTTTTTCAACTTGTTTTGCGAGTCTTTTATTTTCTGAGCGCAAAAAATCCATAGTAGAATACTGAATTCCGACAGTAGAATCCTGATCTTCTTGTTGATTAGTAATCATTTCGCCAACTTCATCAAGTGAGTTATGGTATGAATTTTTTGCAGCGGAGAAGTGTTCAGAAACTTGACCCTCATCTACCTCCTGTATATCACAATCATCCAGTAATATATCACCGAGAAGATCCCCATCACCCTCAACCAGACCTCTAGCTTGGCGCATATTTTTTGCCTTAACTATATGATTCTTTGTAATTAGAAATGTTTTATCAGACATGATTACCGTTCTTTCAGACTAATATCCTTGGGAAGACATTATAACAGAAAATATTGAAGTTGTGCCTGCAATTATGTATTCTCTTTCAGAATTTAATCTAAATACGCCCTTTGGCACTTCTTGACCCCTTGAGGTTACACTTAGTATATTGACGGATCTAATGAAATCGGAAGACGTCCTAATTGCACTTTCTATATCGGAGAACGCTATAGACCCTCCTATGGTAAAAGAGTTTAGATACTTCTTAACAAATGTTGATGCTTGAGATTCAATTGCCGTTATTGCAGCCGGTGCAAGCCCTTGCGGAAGAACTATGTTGGCAACAACGCTAATTGGAACTCTTTCAGCTATTCTAATATTCAGTTTTATTCCAACTGGTTTTTTTCCGCTAAGATTATCTGCTAGTGTCTGCACAAAAAATGGATCAAGAGATTGAGATTCCGGAACAACAATTATATCACAAGATCCAAGACCGTACGAAGACTCCCTAATTCTGACGTCCCTAACGCCCGGTATAGCTAGAGCGCTTAGCCTTAGAGATTCTGCGGTGCCATAAGATCTTTCTTTAATCGACATACTTATTCGCCTTCTGTAATTATCGTCACCTTCCATCCCCGGCATGGAGTATACTTCCTTTGGATTTGAGCAGTAAACTATAGTGCCATCTGTTGACACAAAATTATGTTTAGTTAGGGTATTTTTTGCTGCCGTGAAATCTTGAGTAGTAAATGTCGGATCAATTCTTCCATATGCCTTATTGGTTCCAGCCACGATTATTACAGTGGCTGCAAGTTTATATTGATATTGTCTTTCCGCAAACTCTGTTACATCGTTAAATACTAGGGTATCTTGCGGAATAACGATACTGCTAGATGTTGGAGCTGAGATATAAAATTCAATATTAAAACTTGCTCTTTCCTGTTCAGCTTCTGGGGTAATTGTACTTCTTCTAACCCCATATAATTCTCCAATCAAATCTAATGATTTACCGGTCGCAGTTGCAATAGATGTTTGATCGACTGCAAACTTTAGAGCATCATACAAGTCCCCCACCTCCATAGCAATAGACTCCGCAAACGCTCTTGCTATTGAACCTGGATAAGTTGCCGTAATTCCGTTGCCCTCTAGAGCCCTCATCATGCGTCCTAATATTTCTGTTTTTGTTTTACTATAGACTATGGGCATTTTATACTCCTTTTATATTACAGTTCTTGAACAACAGAAAGAGTTATTGGTTCTGCTGAATTATCTTCAATATGAACATCAAATCTTATTCCCGTTGCTGATACCGGAACTGCATCGATTGATATTAATCTACCTCTAAAAATTCCGCCCTTTAATTCGTTTTCTAATGAATCTCTTATAATTCTTTTTCCTAAATCTGCTGTTATCCTGTTTTGTGGCATGCCGCGCAGAATTCCAAGGTCACAGCCAAGCTTGGGGTAAAGCATAAAATCATTGGGTTCAGTCATTAATCTAATGTATATTTGTTGAATGTCCCTTTGACTTCGACTTTGGGTAATAGCTATATCCTTATTGGATGATATTAAAATATCTCCACTCAAGTCAAAATAAAAGTCGGGCATTATTTATCCAAATCGCTTTTAATCCATGGAAAATTTTTTGAGTTGTCTGCCATATTAAAGTCTTTTTCATTTATTTTATTTAAAGATTCTTGATAAGAATATCCCGAATGCATCATTCTTTTAAGAACTGAAACTTCTTCCTCCGTATGATCCTTTGCGTATGAATCAATAAGGGCTATTTGCTCAGAAGTAAACCCACTAGTGCTACCTGAGGTAGCCTGTTCATTACTCTGACTTCCTAAAGCATACTTACCACTTATAGTAACTGGATTATCTTGCTTACTCTGTTCAAATTCTTGTATATTATTTAAATAATAATTAACCCTATGATATGCTGGATTGTTTAAAAAATCCCCTGTTTTGATTAAAGAGGGCTCATTGTAAACGTCAGATGCCGGATTAAAAGACTTATCATTCCATCTTAAACCATCATCTTCTTTTGAAAAAATCTTTATAGAATCCGCATGAAAAGATATGCTTCTTGTATTGGGATTAATGATTATCCCTATTCCAGGAGCGGCAAAAATTTCTATTGATCCACCATCCGCTATCCTAATAAAGGCGTTGTTGTCAGGATGTGTTAGGCCAACTTCTCTATGGGAAAATTCTGTTCTTCTTTTAATTTCCAAACTTTCATTAAATGGTTTCGACGCATTTGAATTTTCTTGATAATAGTTGTTCATTTTACTCCATAAACTTTGGTATGCCAGTATATATATTTAAATTTCTAGAATTTTTATATGAACGAGGTTCATTATAGTACATAATTATATATGCTTCTTCCTCATGCTCATCCCTAAATCCTACCAGACAACGTGTTCCCGGAGATGGGGCTACGGATTGAACTCCATAGGTAAAAGGACACGGAACATTTATCATGGCGTTACCGATCGTGTCAGAAAACTTTTCATCTATCAATACTGTTGCCGTATTATTTTGCGCATTATACACCATGATAGTTCCTGGTCTATTTTTTACTTGAAGAAATTTAGATCTATCAATATGATCTGTGATTTTTTTGTCAAATTTGGGATAATTTCCTGGCATGATTTCTCCTTAAATTTCCGTTCCATCGTCTTTAAACACAGTTCCACTCATCCATTTTTCAATATAGGAATATGGTCTCTTGTTTTTAAAGTTCTTTCTTATCCAAGCTTTTAGCGAATCTTCTGATTTACCCTTTAATTTATAGGAGTTAGCTACTGTGGTAAATTTAATCTTAAAAATAAATCCAACAGTTGACCTTGGTGTTCCATCTCTATTGTTGTAATCCCCCCATGCAGTAAACACATAAGAATCAATTGGCTTTCCCTTTAATGCTTTTGCCACCTCAGTTTGTCCAGCAGCGACCGTACCAAGCATCCAAGCTTGATTGTAGGGTATAAATATTCTTTTGTCAATGGTTGATTTTGTTGCTTTTTCTACAACTTTTTTACTAAGCGATTCGACATTATTATCGTCATCAATTGCATACGCCAGTTTGACGCCAAGTACAGTTTGGTCGTACGGCTGTCCTGTAGCATTGTATTTGAGAATAAACATTTTTTTACCGTGTGCAGAGGGTAGAAGATTGCATTGAAAAGTTCCAAAAGAAAAATCTCCACTTCCAGTCTTATTCTCGTTTAGTGCACCCGGTCGCCAATTAGATTCTCTTTCGCCAATGCCAACAAATATTGCGGCAACTTCGTCACTAAAAATTCCCGATGTTGAAAGAAGATACATCACCTCATCTGCGCTGAATGTTGCACCGGGTTGATCAAAATAACTCTTTTTAAATTTATCTAAAGGCACTGTTGAAGGAACTGAGGAACTGCCCGTTGAAGTAGACCCTGTAAGTTGCTGAGCTATTTCTGGGGTAATAAAAGACCCTGCTCTCTGTGCTGACCAGCTTATATGTATGTGATTTCTATGAGAAGAATCAGTTGCAAAATTTATAAATGGAGCTAATAGTGGATACTTAGTTCTAATCGCTGCGTTGGCGCCCTCTATTCCAGTTTCTAATATTCCAAATTCTTCAGCTAATTGATCGTGAATAATAATTAGGTCTGGATGAAGTTCTTTTGAAAGAGTCTGTAAATTTGTCAAAAAAATATTTAAACCTTTTCTAAAATTGTCTAGACTAGAAACTAGGTCAATTGAATCATCCGCAGTATTCCCTATCTGCATTATGTCCAAGCCTCTTCCAAAAGCGTGATCGCTAACACTATTGCTATCGGCTGTTAATTCACTAAAATTTGCTCCAACCAAACCCCTACCAGTTCCAGTATCTGCTTTAATGTATATTTTGTTCGTCAATTGCAACATCATCTCTATTAAGGCGGCTGCCATGAAACAAGTTTTTTTTCCTGTACCTAAAAAATCCTTGGGTACAGGCAGAGATTCATAAGAACCTGAGACATAATTTCCAGATTGTTTTATCTCAAAACCCAAGGAGCCAAGTGATTGACCTTTTGAATTTGTGCTGAAATCTATGTTGAATGTGGTAATATTTCCCGCAAAGTTTGCTTTATCGTTCAACTCTTTAGTTTTTGTTATGTATGTTTCTATTTCTTTTTCTGTAAGAATATCCTGCAAGGCTATTGGCCTTGATCCACCATTCAGTGTTATTCCCCCGCTCGAAGAATGATAACCTTTTTGACTGTGAGCCAAAAGACCGCCGAGTTTGCGTATCAACAAAACCGCTAGAACCATCTGTGGATGTTGTGGTAGAATTTATGACACTATCGTTTAGCGCTTTTAACGCTACATCAAAACCATTTGGGGCATAGCCAGTATATAGAATTGAGTTCTTTGCTATTTCTGCTCTTGCTGCTGCTCCGGTCAAGACGTTCTTGCCTGATGGATCATTGGGATCAAGTATCTTTACATTGTCATCTATATCTGCTTGTGCCGCGATAATGCCGATGCATTGCCGATTGAGTTGATTGTGCGTACGCATTTATCGCGTATGCCGGATTTCTATACAGCCCGTCTCCCTGCAAAAGCTTTGTTGGATCTGCGCTTCTTAGAGATCTATCCTGATATGACTGTTGAGAAAGGCTTGTATTTTTGATTATCAATTCACCATTTGGGTAAAAGGAAGAACCAATTTTTTCCGTTATACTCTTTGTACTGGTTAAATCTGTTATATCTATTGGATAATCTGACATTTTTTACCTACGGTTCTATCTCTCTGGGAATTGGA